CAGTAGTTACCTTCATGTACATGATGGATGGTGTGCGCATGACATTAGGAAGCGTGTGGAGTGGCCCACCAGGGCAGATGACAAGATCGTTATGTTTTCATCCAGACACCTTAGTAAAATTACAAGATGGAGAGAAAAAATCCATGAAAGATCTGTGTTTAGGAAATGTATTGAATAATGGAAGTCGAGTAATCGGAACTATGTGTATCGCAAATGAAAACGAGGAAGCAATGTTTCAACTCCCTATAAGTTCAGAGTTGTCTTCTGTGTTAGTTACTGGTGCGCATTATATCTTTAACCACAATAGTGGAAAATACGTCAGAGTGCGAGATCATCCGGATGCGATTCCCACGAGCGTGTGTCCAAGAGAGTTCTCTTGTCTGATTACAGACGACCATAAAATATGTCTTGGTGACCTCACATTCTGGGATTGGGACGACGATGCGATCCCTGACAACTTACTATAATTGCTAGGTAGGTATCGTGATAAATATAATCCTTCCGAATATTTTCCGTGTAGAGTACATGGATAATATTCAACAAACAATACAGGCTGTAAGCAATATATACGACAATACATCATATTTTGATACATACGGTGGGTCATTGGTGTTCTGTATCGTTCTTCTGGTTTTCCTAGCCATGTTCCATATATACCAACGGATGATGCTAAAGGCTGAACCGATACGGCGTAATTGGGCTGCAAATCGCTGTAGTCCGACCGTCCTTCCGTTCGCAGGCAACATCATGCGGCCGAAAAATATGAGTTGGATTGAATTTACCGGAAAGAACTTCAACGCGTGTATGAATATTACTCTTGAACAGATCACTGGTTACTTTGTGCAACCAATTCAAACTATATTAGGACCTATACTGAAGTTGTGGAAGAGTATGTTGGAAGCACTGCAAAATATCCGAAAAATGATCGCATACATTCGCACCCAACTCGCGACCATATTTAAAGATTTTTTTACGCGATTGACAAACATATTGCCCCCGATGCAGCGCATGATTGTTGCTCTTAAGGATATGCTCGCCAAAATACAGGGGGTGTTCAAGAGCGGAGTGTACATGCTTGTCGGCGTGTACTACTCCATGATGTCATTCTTTGGATTGCTGTTGACGTTGGTGATTATCATTTTGATAGCTCTTTCTGTCTTGATTCTTCTAACATTTGCATTAGCATGGTTTGCGCCATGGCTTTGGGCTGTTTCTGCTACATTGATAGTAGTCTTTTTATCAATTATGGTTCCATTACTTATTATGGTTGTATTTTTCGCAGAGTTTGGTGTAGAGTCTCCACTCGCGGTTCCTTCGACACCGTCTTCATGTTTCGGTCCAGATACGCCTATCACACGTCTTGGAGGTACCACCGTAGCTATGAGTGAGCTTCGACCTGGAACCATGTTGGCAGACGGTGCAGTGGTGACCGCCACGATGCGCATCGAGACTGGAGACAATCTAGTGTTCTCTCTTCAAGGTATAAATGTGACAGGTAACCATTATGTGAAACACGATGGTGATTGGATCTATGTAAAAGATCACCCGGATGCGACCCCAAACCTCGAATACGACAGTCCCTATGTATTTTGTATAAACACCTCGTCAAAGTATATTACAGTCGGAGATACAGTGTTTTCGGATTGGGACGAACTCCACGAGGATGATATGATATCCAAACATATATGTCAACACCCTACGAACATAGGGTTTAGTGGAACGTCTAATCCAGACGATATCCATCGCCATTTCGAAGGCGGTCTAGTTGGTGATACACTCGTCAATCGGAATGATGGAACTGCTGTATTCATTGAACGCGTCAATGTAGGGGATATACTTGCCAACGGCGCGCGCGTGACAGGAGTTGTTTCAGTTTTAGGGTCAGATCTTTGTCAAACCACCACCCACGTAGGTTCTGATTTAGGCGGAAATCCGTTCGCAATCCTGCGCGGCGCACCACACAATGTTTTTGTGGATGGTAATACCGGAAAACTTCGAACAACACTATTTATGAAGCCATACTCAAAGGTTAAACCACCTGGATCACAACACACATTGTATCATCTCATTACCGATACAGAGACATTCACATTATCTAATGGAGTCGTCATGCGTGATTATACCACATGCATCGACTTTTTCGATTTAGTCGAAAAATAATCCCAACGTACCATATACTACGTACCGTCTATGGCTTTTAAATTAGACACACTGACTGAGAAGGTTCCGACCGCCATCAAATACGTACTCATCATTGCGATCGTATGGGTTATTATGGGTATGACTATATGCTCTTGTTGCAAATATACGTTAGGAGATATGATGCGCCTTGCATTCCACGCTGTTTACAATATCCTTACTGGCAGTGATGAAGTTTCGATCGAAATAGCAGGTATCCATAAAAAGGAATGTGATTGTTCATCACCATGGTACTCGCCATGCGTGATCTGGGGCAGCAAATCCATTAAGGAGAGTGGATGCAATGATGACAACAAGAAAACAGATACCTTGAAAGACGGTGTGGATGCCGCATCTCTAGGCGCACAAGGCGCCAAGGAGGCGTTCGGCTGCGGATGCGCTGCGACGAACACGGACGTCGGTACCGGTGGCACCGGTTATGTACGCGACAATACTATTCTTCCCAACAGATGTGGAAATCGTAAGTAAAATCACAAAATAGAATTGAAATACATACATGCTATTAGCACGTATGTATAATAAGATAGGAAATATGTCCATTCCAACAAGAATTACCTTTGCACACATTAAGGAGGTGGTGCGCAGCGCTGGGAAGATAACCAAACCTCCACTGGGTAGATGGTCTTTGAAACATCGCAAAAATAGTGGCCTCATCGTGGATTACGCAAATGAAGACAACTGTGGAGAATGCAACTCTTATCGAAAACAAATGAACCATCGGATCGACAGCAAAAAGGAAAGCGAAAACCTACGCATTCAATACGAAAGCATGATGATAAACATGCCTGAATAGTTATTAGAAATATATTGAACATCTTTTGCAAATGGTATTGCCGTTTTTTGTTGTATAATTGTGACAACACTCACTTTTGAGTTTGTTGAGGATATTGTTTACCATCTCTTGTAATGCGTCCGCCTGAGCGGCGTGGTTGTTTTGACATGTCGCGCTTTCACGAAAGAGGCGTTGTGTCTCTTGTATAGAAGCGATAATATCCTTGTATCGCCCAATGGAAATGTTATCTAGGTACACCGAAGTCACTGGGTCATCGGTGAGCGTGGCGCGCTTATGGATCATCTGGTCGATGTTCATGTAATATATCAGAGATACATTACATGCATACATGTGTTTATATCGTTAGAATACGACTAATAAAACGCCGATGATAAATAATATATTGTGGTATACAAATGAAGCATATGGAACAGTTTCTTACAAAGCGGTTTTTGGTGTTCGTCACCCTATTTCTGACATTACAATACACAAGTTGTACTAGTTATTGGAAAGCATATATGGATGCCATAAACAGTCTAACAAAATCAAAATATGATTTATATGCATTTCCTAATGCACATATAAACTTACCTATATGGTCTTTCATGTATGTTTTCATAGGCACAGTTATATATTATTTTTACAGACAAGGAAATGACGCAATAACACCTATTTTAGTTATGATTTTTATAATGTATGGATTGTGGGACGCATTTCCCGTCATGGTAATACAAAATGGGTACAAGTACATGCATCTATGGCTGTTTGACACGATGATTACAGGTGTAGCATTGACATTCATATCATTATATTTGTTTAAACATTATTATCATGTGCTCGAGAGAATATATCCTCTTTTAATTTTCACGTGTATATCGACCTATCTAATCTTTTTTTATCAATGGTTTAAAATATCTAGAACAAGCAATAATAATTGGCTAGTTAAATTAGGAGATCGTCTGCATATAGATAAATATCTGGAAACCATCCGTATTTTTGATTAGACGATATACATTACTTCATCGCAGCATTGATCACATCCATAACCAACCGATGATACTGGTTGCGACGCGAGTCTGAACCGTGTATACGCGATGGGTATTCGCCGTGCATTACCTGCCATGTTTTACCCAACTACCTACGTTTTTTAATCGAGCGGTTTCGTCTCCTTTTGCGGTTTGTCTTTGTAGTTTTCTTCTTTGCTCGGCGCATTTTTGTCGCACGCGTGCGAGTCCGCATGCGTCTTCGACCCAGCGAATGCAGGTTGGTTCCCCGACCACCCTTACTATAACTGGTCTTCCAGATCCCATTCTGATCTGATGGGATTTCAATGTCATCATTCTCATCATGTATATCTAAATCTTTCAAAACTGATTTTGTTCTTTGTATAGGTCTAAACTGTTTTTCTTCTTTCTCTTCTCTAGATTTATTTATTTCGGCTATTGTATTATTTGCTTGCACTAAATCTGATAAGTGTTTTCTTATTTGGTCTTGTTCGGATGGTGACATATCATCGATTCTCGCTTTTAGAGAATTAATTTCTTTTCTTCTTTCAAGTTTGGAATCATCTTCTTCTTTTTTTTTATCAATCGATTGTCTGTATCCAATACCCATATTTTCAGGTCGAAGTGCTTCAAATGTTTGTACTGGCGATACTGGTCGTCGTTTTTGGGTATATTTACCGACTGGAATTTTAAACCTACTATTCATACTTGTATATTGTAGGGTAATATAATATAGTACACAAGGAAAAACATATAAAAATATCTTGTGTGAATAATAAAATGGACATTAACTGGGACATCGTTGATAATAAAACTGGCCTGTTTTCATTGGAAGGTCAAGAACATCGAGCCAAAGTAGTAGATGTATATGATGGTGATACGATTAAATGTGTATTTCCAATTCATGATACGTTATATAGATGGAACTGTCGTCTTTCGGGTGTAGATACTCCTGAGATACGAACACGATGTAAGCCAGAGAAGGAATACGGATATAAAGTTCGCGATTACTTACGCGAAAAAATCTTAAATAAGATGGTGTATGTGCGTTGCGGGGATTTTGACAAGTATGGGCGATTATTGATACAAATAATGTGTGAGGGGGAGGATTGTTCTATAAATGATTGGTTAATTCAAAGCGATTATGCGTTTGCGTATGACGGTGGGACTAAGCAAAGTTGGGGAGATTTTTTGACGCTATAAAAATACTATAAGATATAGATATTATACTATTTTTTTTACCTACGCGTATATGAACCGCCTCCGTATTTCACTAGAACGTCTTCCACTTCATCAAAATCCAGACCTAAACTGTTGCCGAACTCTATTAGGTCGGAATGAGAATATTTACACACCTTTGTGATGTCTGTTTCCACACCACAGTATTCACACATTTTACGCAAGTCGCTTTCTGATTGCTCGGAAACCACAAAGTCGATAGATAATTTGCTCTTAATTTTGGATAATTGACTATCACTCAGAATGAATCCCTTTTCCGCCAAAAGATTTTTGAAATGAAATAATTTGATGTGGTTGGTTTTGTGTCCCGTGTTGTATTCCACCAAGGTTCTACCTTCATGTGATGCCCATATATTCCATATACGAAGTCCTAATGGTTGGTACCAAGGGTGTGAACAGTCGGCGGTGTCCGGTTCTTGTAGAGACATATTATGTTATGTAATTAACATATAAAAAAAGTAGGGATTGTAAAAGTCATAACTCACTTACATTGCTCACACTAATCACACTGTTAATATTGCGCTTTAATAAGTTGGTCGGTGGATTATCATTTTCAATAAGAGTTTCTTCCACTGGATCACCTAAAATATCGGACACATGCGAAACAGGTGTGTACTCTTGCTTATCTACAATCATCCGTCGATGGATGTAGAACCCACCACACAATGCACACGATATTATATTCATCGCTATTGCGAAATATGGTAAGAGCATACTATGAATGAGAATATTAAACGGAATAATGAAAAGACTTGTGTTAAAGAGTAGCAATGGGTGTGGCAAAAACAGCCAAGGGCGGTATGCGTTCATGCCCGCTATGATAAACTCGTTTGTCTCGTTACGTATCCCACATATATACTCGTACATACAAAACGAGAGAAGCGCACTAAAACATGACATCACAAATCCACATGACAATAGGAAAAATGCCAACTGATCAGTCCATGATATACTAGCATTGATTGATGACACTGCTAGACCAATGAACTGATAACCCGCTAATGAAAATCCGTAACTATACAATCTGTCGTATACATTCATCAACCCCTCCAATCCACTCGACATCGCCTTGTGTGGTGGGGCGCCCGCAGATACCATACTATGTAGGTCATTGTAGACCATGATGTCTTGATATTGTCGTCGTCCCCCATTGACTAAAGCGTTCATCAGTTCGAGGTTAGTATGAGGAGCGGCCAACGTGACGGTGCTGCCTACAAACGCTGCAATAGTAAATAGACCTAATAGAAACCGCATCTAATTACATTCAACAATGACAAAAATATAACAATGAACACGCATAAAAAAAAGACCAGAGCCTTCTTTTTATGTTTTATTTATTATTTTGATTTCGCTATACACATTATCTATCTAAACATACATTCCTTGAGCGACCCACGCCTTGTTCTCGCATTTGATCATCTTATCCACCACCTCTGTCGTGATTGTAAAGGGAAATACCACGTCGGTCGGCATATCTTTTGTAAAGAGATTGCTGCCTGGTTTGGTCAGACGGCATAAGTTCAACTTTGTGTAAATCACCTCGAGACATCTCTTCAAATTACGAATACCATCTTCCTTGTCACAGAACTTCTCAATCATGTGATGGATTGTGGCGTCAGGGATAATGATGTCCTCTTCCTTGAACAATATCTGCTCGCGGATTCTGGGGATTACGTAGTTGTTGGAGATGATCGTCTTCTGTTTGGCGTCGTAGCCCTTGGTTTGGATACGATACATACGGTCGCGGAGAATAGGATTTACCTTGCTCTCATCGTTGTAACTGAAGATGAACAGGCATTTGCTCAAATCGAAGTCGATGTCCGAGAAGTATTTGTCGTGGAACTGGCTGTTCTGTGCTGTGTCCGTTAAGTGGGTCAGGATGCCTGCAATCTCCTCACCCTTGGGAGTGTCGCTAATCTTGTCCAGCTCATCAAAGTAGATGACCGGGTTCATGCACTTGCTGTCCAGAATAATCTGAACAATCTTGCCCCAGATACTCCCCTCATAGGTATAGGAGTGACCTTCCAGGAAACTAGCGTCCGTAGCGCCGCCAAGTGCGATGAACGCGAATGGTCGGTCTAGGATCTTACTGATGCCCTCTCTGACCAGACTGGTCTTACCCGTACCCATGGGACCCTTGATGGCGATGGCTGTTCCAATGGCCTTTGGGTTCGTGACTAACTGACCTAGCATCTGCATAATCTGCATCTTGGCGTCGTCTAGACCATAGACAGCATCATCCAATGTCTTTTGTGCGTTCTCCATGAACTCGTGACACTTATCCACTCCATCGGTGATTGTGACTGGGAGAGTGCGATAAGAGTTGAAGGGGATGCGCATGAAGGCGTCCACCCAGTTCTTGATTTTGTAAAACTCGCCGCTACCTGGTTCCATATACTTGAGTGCGTTCAACTTTTTGAGTGCGATGGATTTGAATACGTGTGGGATTTCCGACTGCAGAATACTGATGCGGTATGGCGCGTCGATCTGGGAAATCTTATTCACTTCACGTGCCTCCTTGATGAGTTTCACCTGCACGTCTTGTTCGAGTTTGCTGAAGAACGTATAGTCGTTCCCACTATTCTTGTCGCGAAGCAGCTTCTTGAAGATGCGATCGTTCTTCTCCTTCTGCTTCTCTGCCTTTCTCACGGATTGACGGTCGGTCTTTTCCAACTTGGATTGATAATGGTCAAGACCCATTTCCATGGAGTCGTGAAGCAGCTTACTGCCTGGATTTTCCTTTCGAAGTTTGTTAAGCGCGTCAAACAATGCACGGTCAGTTGAAGATGTTACAGATGATTTGGCTGTTTTTACTTGTTGTTTGCCTGCAGTATCATCTGTTTCATTATCAGGTTCTACGACAAGTTCTTTCTTGATGACACGATTACGCAATTGTTTTCCTGTCGATTTAGATGAACGAGTTACCATCATTTCTTTTTCACTTTCTTCTTCAACATATTCACTATCGTCTTCTTCATCATCGTCATCCTCATCCTCATCGTCATCCTCATCGGATGAATCTGAAACACTAGACACACTGATATCTTCATCTTCACTAGTGCAATCTTCATAATCCTCGTCCTCATAATCATCATCATCATCCTCGTAGTCTTCATCATCGTCTGCATACCCACCGGATTTACCTCCTACTGCGAAGATAATGTTTAGTTTGTTTCCAGAACCAGAACGAGCCAATGCGCCTCCTCCTCGTCCCTTCTTTTTCCCTTTGGTTGTATCTATCTCTTCTTCTTCTTCTTCTTCCTCATCTTCTTCACTCTCACTTTCAATTACCAACTTGCGACGTTTGTTTGCTGCTGTTGGGGATGGTTTGGCTTTATTTTTCTTGATTTTTTTGGGAGAAGGTTCTTCTTCCTCCTCATCTTCCTCATCTTCCTCATCTTCCTCCTCTAAGTCTTTGGTAAGCAACCTTTTCAACCTGGTGCCTGCTCTGGCCTTCTCGGTGGCATGTCTGGACGGAAACATCTTAGCAAGGAACTTATGGTATTCAACTGAATCCATCTCGGCATCTTCTTGATCTTCATCAATGAAATCAGAATCGTAGTCGGATGACTCAGGATCAGCACCTGTGCGACGTTTGCTAAGAACTTTATCACCAGATTTGGCTTTGGTTCCGGCCTTGGTCTTGGGGGTGGTTTTGGAAGAGGGCATTGTTCAATCAAATGATTTACTTGTAGTATGACATAGCATACGTCTTTAGATACATTTCAATTCTTATAGTAGATTTAGATATTTATACCCCGGTCGATCCGAACCCACCTGCCTGACGAGACGTTTCTTCAAAAAAGGATTCCTTGACCATTTTTACAACAACTGGACGTAGATCGGGTGCGCAAACCTGAAGTAATCTTGTATATTGTTGAACATCATATGGTTCTCCACTCAAGTTACGGAATGCTCCAATGAGGTCGCCCCTGTATCCACTATCAATAATACCTGCACTATTTGCTAGCATAAGAGGTGTTTTGGAAATACTTGATCTGGGATACATATAATATCCAGTAGGCTTCCATTTGTTTAAAAAACTGTCATATATTCTCATCTCCGATCTCACCCCCATAGAGACCATAGATGATGGCGCAACATTTGCGATGGTTGTATCTTCGGGAAAAAATAAATCAAATCCTGAGTTTGGATACTCGTCATTTAAAACGTTTAAATTGTGCTGGACAATTGCGGGTTGATATTTGTAGTGTAACATATCATCTTTTACAACAAGATATAAAATAGCATGGGTTGGAGGGGCTTCGGTTGCGTCGATGTAGGACATGATTATATTGGTATTGGGTATGACTTTATATGGTTTGGGATGTGTTACTGTATAGAAATAATAGTTAGCTTACACCTTTGCACACTTAAAAATTATATACATAACATATTAATTAACCAATGGAAGACAACCGATGCGAAGTCCATCAACGCGAATACCAAGACAACCAAATTCTGTCCCCCTGTCGCGCAAAATGCCGTCGATGCGGTAAAAAAAGAGTGAGCGGATACAGCAACGTTAATCACGTATCGAATCCGTTCGGGTATCTGTATCTTTTTCCATCGATATGTGACCATTGTTCGCGCGAGACGAAACTGTGTATGTGGTGCAAATACGGCGACAATTTGGATTAATAAAATAATATATCACAATAACATATACGTAGATAAGGCATATTATTGCAACGATGTACGTATATATTATTCAACTGGAGGACAACCGTTTTTATGTGGGAATGACAGGCAATCCACAGTTCAGTATGTCGCGCCATTTTAACGCGGCAGGAACACCATGGACAACTAAATACAATCCTATAAAAATAATCGAGTTTATCCCCGATTGTGATAAATATGATGAAGATAAACACGTACGTAGATATATGGAAAATTATGGTATCGACCGCGTTCGTGGTGGTTCGTTTTGCGACGAAGTATTACCCGACGCAATGCGCCGCATGTTGGAAGACATGAAGCATGCAACAGAAACTGCATGTAGTAAATGTGGTCAGTCTGGACATCTCATGAGAAATTGTGTGACAAAAATGTACGAGACAGAACTCCCAGACAAGATTGAAGAGTTATGTTGTGTTGTAGAGAGAACAATCCGCGAAAAGAAAATCCTACAGAGTGAAGATATGAGCGATGAGAATATGGTGGATATTTGGTGCAAGATCCGCGCAATAGAAGACAAAATTCCTCTAGGAACCCGTGAATATCACGCATTCTATGCGCTAAATCGTAAATATGGGTTTCCTCGCACCGAAGAAGCAATTAGTCAGATACATCATTTTGAAACTGAACGCGTAAAGAGAGAACGAGATAGGAATGAACCGTTTCTTCATATGATAGAAGCGTTATATAAAGTGGTTAAATTAATACATCAGAAGGATAAAATCACCCCATGATGAGTTTTATGCAGTTACATCAAATATTATCAATATATTACTGATAATATTCATCTATGACGATTTATCCAAACTTGGTAATCGTAATGTGACATACATTTCCCCGTGATTGGGTGTTTGTGTTCACAATCTTCGGGGCCTTTGCCGTTGAAGGGTACGTTTGTCCACGCATTATCATAGTTTCTATTGTTCTTCTCTGCAATCGTGAGGTGTTTTTTCGGTGCTAATGGTACATTTGAATGCATTCTGAAATGATGCGACCTTAATCGACGATCCATGTGCTCTTCTAGAGTATACTACCATAGTAATAATTAACCGAAATTGAATGCAGTATCAGTATAAATATAACAGTATATATCATAGCAGACCATGTCTACGACCGAAGTTCCTTCCAAAATTCTGGGGATCCAGTTCTCCATCCTGTCTCCTGATGAGATCCGTGCGTCCTCTGTCGCCGAAATTACATCACGAGACACCTATGTTAATAACAAACCTGTTATTGGTGGCCTGTTCGATCCGCGTATGGGCGTTCTTGAGCCAGGATTGGTGTGTCTTACTGACGGCTTAGACTATCTTGAAACGCCCGGATATTTTGGACACATCGAACTGGCGAAGCCAGTGTATTATATTCAATATCTTGCGACGGTCATCAAGATCCTCCGATGCATCTGTTTCAAATGTAGCAAGTTGCTTATCTCCAAGGATACACATTCTAACGCACTCGAATACATGGACGACGCCCGCTGGAAATACGTATTTGCCCTCGCGAGCAAGGTAAAGCGGTGTGGCGGAGAAACCGACTGCGGATGCGGATGCGTACAGCCCAAGAAAATCCAAAAAGAGGGACTGGCTACCATCGTCGCCGAGTGGAAAGAGGGCGACGGCGAGGCCATCACCATCAAACTCACTCCAGAGATGGTCCTAAAGATATTCAGACGCATCTCAGACGAAGACGTCTCCTTCATGGGGTTTAGTCCAAAATGGTCACGTCCAGACTGGATGGTGTGCCAGGCGCTCGCAGTGCCTCCACCAGCCGTGCGCCCATCTGTAAAGCACGACGCGCAGCAGCGCAGCGAGGACGATCTCACCCACATATATTGCAATATCATCAAGACTAACAAGACTCTGCAAGAAAAAATAGACAATGGCGCAGCCGGAAACGTCATCGAGGACTGGACGACCGTCCTACAATATTACGTCGCCACACAGGTAGACAACAAGATCCCAGGCGTCGCCTCCGTGGCGCAACGCTCTGGTCGGCCGCTCAAGTCCATCAAGGACAGGCTCAACGGCAAGGGCGGACGCATGCGCGGCAACCTCATGGCCAAGCGCGTAGACTTTAGCGCACGTTCGGTCATCACGGCAGATCCCAACATCTCCATCAAGGAACTCGGGATCCCCATGAAGATCGCTAAGAACATCACCAAACCGGTGAAGGTCAATGAGCGCAATCGCGACTTCCTGCACAGCCTCGTGCTCGCGGGACCGGACAACTATCCGGGAGCCAAGATACTCGAGAAGAAAAATGGCGACTCCATCACGCTCAGATACGTGGACAAGGCGTCGCTTTCGCTCGATATTGGCGACACAGTCCATAGACATATGATGGACGGCGATCCCATCTTGTTCAACAGGCAGCCCACGCTGCACAGAATGAGCATGATGTGCCATATCGCAAAGGTGATGAGTTGTGGTGACACTTTTAGATTAAATGTCGCGGCCACCAAACCTTACAATGCGGATTTCGATGGGGATAGATTTTGTCCCCAACAGGTGACTGCCTGCTAAGTTGTAGATAATACTTAGCGGGGAAAACAGTGTAATATCTACTGGTATGTGTATTCGCAAAGATACATATTATCAATATAATCATCTAGTTATCCAATAGTTTAAATATAAAAAAATGACATAATAGTTATAAATGGCAACACACAATTTCGCGGTATGCAATGCCTGTGAAATTAAATTACCCTCGGAGAACCCTTCATATTGTGGTAGGAAATGCAAGAGTTGTTATAATAAGGATAGGCGAGATAGATACAATAACGATGAAAATTATCATTCAAAAAATCTAACCGCCAATATTGAAAGAAGCAAACTTGCTCGAAAGAAGAAAGCCGATGAAAGAAAACGAATAGTAGAAGATAAACGCATAAGTTTAGAAGAAAAAATAGGGTCTGAAAACCGTATATGTAATATATGTGACAAAATTGTCCTTAAAACTTGTTTTAGGACAGGAAGACTAAGGTGTAAATCCTGCGAGAATGAATATGACCGTAGTCGTAGCACTATTGTCGCAGCACAACGATTACATAAATTACACACAGACCCTATATTTAAGTTTAAGCAAAAACAGCGGAACCGTATATCAAAATATTTAAAGAAGTCGTCTAAGGATAGGCGAACGAATGAATATTTAGGTTGCTCATCTTCACACTTCTATGACTGGTTAAAATATAACTCAGACATATATTCATTTGAAACTCATGGCAAAACATGGCATATAGATCATGTAATTCCTATTTCACGGTTTAATCTTGAAGATACCGATCAACAACTCCTCGCATTTAACTGGGCAAATACAATGCCCCTAAGCATCGAAGACAACTTAAAAAAGGGGAACAACCTATGGATTTCACAATTAACGCTACATAAGCAAAAGTTGTTGGAATACATCGCCACAAATAACATAACAATGCCAATAACTTATATTGAACTATTAGAT